AGATCACGCTCAACATGGGCACGCTCGTGCTCAAGGGCAAGACGACCGGCACGACGACGGAGACGATTTCCGCCCTCAACATGGGCAACAACTTCGGCGTCGCCAACACGCTCCGGCTCGACGCCAACGGCGGCGACGGGATCGATCTCACCGTCACGACGTTCGGGCTCGCCGCCCAGGCCGGCAGTTCGCAAAACTTCAACCTCGTCGATCTCTCGAGTTCGAGCGGCAACTCGCTGACGGCCTCGGGACTGTCGGCGACCGCCTCGGTGATCAACGGCGTGCTCATGCACACGGCCAGCGCCAATAACGGCCGGGCCAACCTCGTCGTCCGCGATTCCGCAGGCTACGGCTTCGCCACCCTCTCAGGCGGCACGAGCGGCACGCTCGGCCGGCTCACCACCGGCACCGACTTGACGGCCTCGAACTCGAGCGCCACCGCGAACTACCGCCTCACCACCGCCGGCACGCTCACCCGCACGGCCAATCTCGACTACTCGACGCTCACGATCGACTCCTCCGCCGGAGCGGTCACGCTCGACATGGGATCGAACAACCTCGCGCCCACCGGCGGCGGCCGCGGCATCCCGTTGATGGGCAGTGTCCAGCGCGCCCTCAAGTCGCTGACCGGCCAGTAAGGATACGACCATGCCCCAGACCCCTGAGAACCTGTCTGCAGGCCCTGCGAAGGGGAAGCGCGGGGCTGCGTACAAGCGCTGGCTGAAGCTCGAGAACGACCGCTCCAGCTGGCGGTCGCAGTGGATCGAGATCACCGACTACATGCTGCCGCGGCGCGGCCGCTACCTGACCGACGAGAGCCAGAACACGCGCGGCCGGAAGCGGACCACCAAGATCGTGGACAACACCGCAGGCCTCGCGCTGCGCACCCTGTCGGCCGGTATGATGAGCGGCCTTACCAGCCCGGCGCGGCCGTGGTTCCGTCTGATGACGGAAGACGACGCGATGATGGATGAGCCCGGCGTGAAGCGGTATCTCGGCGAGGTCGAGACGATCCTGCGCCGCGTGCTGTCCTCGACCAACTTCTACAACACCGCGTCGACGGTCTACTACGAGCTGGGCGCCTTCGGCACCGGCCCGGTGTTCCGCCGCCGCCACCCGCAGCTGCACGCGCACTACCGCAACTTCACGGCGGGCGAGTACGTCATCGCCGAGAACGACTTCGGTCAGGTCGACACGATCGGCCGCCGCTTCACCATGACCGTCTCGCAGATCGTCGAGCAGTTCTGCTGGGATCCGGTCGCGGAAAAGATCGACTGGTCGAAGGTGTCGCAGACCGTCAAGGCGCTGTGGCAGCGGCAGAGCTACGACGAGCTGGTGCCGGTGATCCACCTGATCCAACCCCGCCGTCAGGAGGAGCGCGACCTGAACCGCATGGACGGGCTCAACCGGCCCTACGCGGACCTGTACATCGAGGTCGGCGCGGACGACGACCGCCTGCTGCGCGAGGACGGCTTCGACCGCTTCCCCGCGTTCGTGCCGCGCTGGGACGTGCTCGGCGGCGACGTCTACGGCTACGGGCCGGGCATGGAGTTCCTCGGCGACGTCAAGCAGCTGCAGCACGAGCAGCGGCGCAAGGCGCAGGCCATCGACAAGATGGTGAACCCGCCGATGCGGGCCAGCATCTCGCTGAAGGGCAAGCCGACGACCGTGCTGCCGGGCGGCACGACCTACGTCGACCCGCTGCAGGGCTCAACCGGGTTCGAGCCCGCCTACGTCGTCCAGCCGCGCATTCAAGAGATGATGATGGACATTCAGGAGGTGCAGCAGCGCATCCGGCAGGGCTTCTACGCCGACCTGTTCGCCATGATGATCAACAGCGACCGGCGCCAGATGACCGCGACCGAGGTCGCCGAGCGGCACGAGGAGAAGCTGGTCCTGCTCGGGCCCGTGCTGCAGCGCCTGAACAGCGAGTTCCTCGACCCCATGATCGAGGACCTGTTCCTGATCTGCCTCGAGCGCGGCCTGCTGCCCGAGGCGCCGCCCGCGCTTGAGGGCGCCGAGATCCGGGTCAAGTACGTCTCGCTGCTGGCGCAGGCGCAGGAGGCGGCAGCCGCGGCGTCGCTCGAGCGGACCATGTCCTTCGGCGGCAACCTCGCAGGCGTGTTCCCGGACATCCTCGACAACGTCGATGCCGACGAGGCGTTCCGCGACTACGCCGAGATCCTCGGCACCTCGCCGCGCGTGCTGCGCGAGAAGACCGACCGGGACGAGATGCGCCGCCAGCGCGCCGAGGCCGCCCAGCGGCAGGCGGAAATGGAGCAGGCGCAGATGGCTGCCCAGACGATGGCGACAGGCGCTCAGGGCGCGGAGCTGCTGTCCCGCACGGACACGCAGAACCCCAACGCCCTGACCGACCTCCTGCAGCGAGGGCAGAGCCTTGTCCGATAGGCCGACCATCAGGAACCGGCGGAAGGTCGTCTACGACGCGTCTGACGAGGCGCAGGTCAAGAAGGCCGAGGAGATCGAGAAGGACCGCGAGCGCGACCTGTCGTACATCGTCAAGGAGCCTCGCGGCCGCCGGTGGCTTTACGAGCTGATCTTCGACGCCTGCCACGTCAGCCGTCCGTCGCACACGCCGAGCGACACCCACTCGACAGCGTTCAACGAAGGCGCGCGCGCAGTGGGCGAGAGGGTGCTGGAAGAGCTACGCACCCGACACTTCAGCGCCTTCATCCAGATGCTCGAGGAAAACCATGACCCAACAGAGTGACGCCCAAGCCCCTGACGGAACCTCCCAGCCGCAGGGCACCGCCGACCAGCAGCAGACTCCTCCCTCGACTGCCGCGGCCGACGGTAACTCGCCGCCCGCCTCTGCTCCTTCCCAGAGCGCGGGCGGCGATATTCTTGACAATGCCAACAGTTCTGATGCACAGTCGTCGGCAGCTGACGACGTGCTGGCGGGTGCCGACGGCGGTCAGCAAGAAGGCGTGCCAGACCAGTACACCTTCGAACCGCCTGAAGGTCTGACGATCGATCAGAGCGGTCTCGATGCCGCGATGGCAGCAGCCAAGGAAGCGGGCCTCACGCAGGCGCAATTCCAGAAGCTCGCCGAGTTCGACATCGAGCGGACGCAGGCAGCCCAGCAAGCGGCTGTCGACGACTGGAACAACCGGGTGCAGGGCTGGCGCGAATCCGCACGCACTGACAAGGAGTTCGGGGGTCAGTCCTACGACGCCAACGTCAAGACCGCGCTCTCCGTGGTCGAGCAGTTCGGCGACAAGGATCTGAAGGCGCTGCTGCGCTCTCCCTCGGAGGACAACCCGGACGGTCTGGCAATCGGCAACCACCCGGCGCTCCTGCGTTTCCTGAACCGCATCGGCAAGAAGCTGGGCGACCCCAGTCTCGTGCAAGGGGATGCAACCGCACAGGATGCCACGGACGAAGCGCGGCTCCGGCGACTGTACCCCTCGATGTTCAAAGAGAGTGCCTGACGCAAGGAGCTATAAATGGCCACCCTCGGTACCAAGAACCCGACCCTCGCCGATCTCGCGAAGGTGACCGACCCCGACGGCATGATCGCCGACGTCGTCGAGATCCTGAACGAGACCAACGAAATCCTCCTCGACATGACTTGGCTCGAGGGGAACACGACCACTGGTCACCAGACCTCGATCCGCAGCGGCCTGCCGTCCCCGACGTGGCGTAAGCTCTACGGCGGCGTCCAGCCGACCAAGAGCCGCGCCGTGCAGGTCACCGACACCTGCGGGATGCTGGAGGACTACGCCGAAGTCGACAAAGCCCTCGTCGAGATGGCTGGCGACCCGGCTGCGTTCCGCCTGCAGGAGGACCGCCCGCACATCGAGGGCATGAACCAAGAGATCGCAGACACGCTCTTCTACGGCGACGAGACCACCGCCCCGGAAGAGTTCACTGGCCTCGCTCCGCGGTTCAGCGACCTCGCAGCCGAAAACGGCGACAACATCATAGATGCTGGCGGCCTCGGCTCGGACAACGCCTCTGTCTGGCTGATCTGCTGGTCGCCCAACACCTGCCACGGGATCGTCCCGAAGGGCTCGCGCGCGGGCCTTGAGAGCCGTGACCTCGGCGAGGTGACCATCGAGAACCAAGACGGTTCGAACGGCCGCATGCAGGCCTTCCGCACCCACTACCGCTGGAAGGCGGGCCTGTGCGTGCGCGACTGGCGCTACATCGTGCGGATCTGCAACATCGACCGGTCGCTGCTCACCGCAGACCTGACCACTGGGGCCGACCTCAACGACCTGATGCATCGGGCGGTGAGCGAGATCCCGAATGCGTCGCTGGGCCGCTGCGTGTGGTACATGGACAAGCAGATCCTCGGCTTCCTGCGTCGTCAGACCGCGAACGCCGTGGCCAACTCGACGCTGACCACCGAGATGGTCGGCGGCACCATGCAGACCTCGTGGGGCGGCTACCCGATCCGCCGCTGCGATGCGCTGCGCATCAACGAAGCACGCGTCGTGTAATCGGCGAGAGGAAAGGAGAACACCATGATCCTCGATGAGCTGCTCGAATTTGCCGACGCGACTTCGGTCGCTGCAGGCGCTGGCACCGCCCTGATCGGCGATGTCATCGACCTCGGCGCAACCCCGCAGGACCTCGGCGTAGGCCGCCAGATGTTCCTCGTGATCCAGACGGACACGTCGATCATCACCGGCGGCGCGGCTGGCACGATCAAGTTCCAGCTGGCGTCCGACGCGCAGGCGGCGATCGCCACCAACGGGTCGGCCACGGTCCACATCGACACCGGCACCTTCGTGACCGATGGCGATGACGCCAACGACCTCGACGCAGGCGCCTACATCTTCGTGGGTGCCCTGCCGTCGGGCGCGGCGCGGCCCTACGAGCGCTACCTCGGCATCCTCGCCACCATCGCCACGACCACGGTGACCGCGGGTGCCATCAACGCCTTCCTGACGTACGACCTGAAGTACTGGAAGGCCTACGCCGACGGTAACAACTGATCGGTGATGACCTCCGAAGGGCCGCCCTAGGCGGCCCTTCACCATCACAAGGAAGAGTGAAATGATCCGCGTACGTTTCGACAAGAACGGCTTCTACCACCCCGCCTACGGCCGCCTCGGCCGCAGCGCGAACGCAGGCACGGTCTACGAGCTGCCCGACGAGTTCGCCGCCGAGCAGGAGATCGCCGTCCCGGTCATGGACCGGAACACCAAGCCGCCGAAGCAGATCGGCGAGCGCATGATGACCCAGCGGCTGCTGCTGCCGTCGACCGCCGAGATCCTCGACGATGCCAGCTGGCGCTCCGAGAAGGAGGCCGCCGTCGAGCAGGGCCTGCC